TTTGGTCAAGGTGCACTTGGTAAGTCGTTAAAAAATAATAACATTGTAATTGTAGACTACTTAGTATGTAATGCTAATAAAACAAACAGTGCTAATGTATTCTCAGTAGATAGTTTAAGCATTGGTGTTAGTTATACAAGTGCTGTTATTACTACTAACGTCGATTCACTTGGTGGTAGGTCTTCAGAGTCTATCGAAAGTATTAAGTTTAACGCACCAAGAAACTATCAAACACAAAACCGTGCTGTTGTGGATAATGACTACCAAAGAATTCTTTTAACGGAGAATGCTGATTTACAATCAGTGATTGCCTTCGGTGGTGAAAATGCAACACCTGCTGTTTATGGTAAAGTTTATATTGCTGTTAAACCGTATGGTGAAAACTACGCAACAACTAATAGAAAGTCTCAAATTAAAGATTCTATTGCTGACAGAACTCCATTGGGTATCGATCCAGTTATCATTAACCCAGAATATATCTATATTGTTCCTTCAATCACAACGTATTACGATAAGACTTCTACTACAGTTTCTGAGTCACAAATTCAATCTGATATAAGAGCAGCCACTTTAGCATATTCATCAAATAATCTTGAAAGGTTTAATAATAAACTAAGATACTCTAAATTCATTCGTTCTTTAGATAATATTACAACTGGTTCTATTTTAAACAATGATGTGAGTATTAGTCTTGAGAAAAGGGTTGTTCCTAATATCAGCAAGTCTGAAAGGTTATTATTAAATTTCAATAATAAGATTAGAAAGGGTACACTGAGTTCAACTGAATTTACTTATCAAAATTTTCCTGCATATTTAGATGATGATAGTTTGGGTAATGTGAATATATACCGTTACAATGAAGCAAAGGTTAAAACTAATATTATTGCTAATGCTGGAACAGTTGATTATGATACTGGTCAGGTTGAAGTTAATGCCTTCGCACCAACTGCGTTTGCAGATACTCAATTGAAAGTTTCGATGACTCCAGATAGGTTTGATGTCATTCCAGTAAGGGAACAAATTCTAATTATGGACTCAGAAAATGGTGGTGTCACGATTACGGGTGAAACTACTTAATGAGTGTACCAAATAAAATATCCACTCTTGTAAAGAATCAATTCCCCGACTTCTATAAGGAAGACGGTGAAAACTTTCTTGCGTTCATAGAAGCATATTATGAATATATGGAGCAGTCTGGCAAATTAACAGGCGGCATTCAAAACCTACAAGACTATCGGAATATTGATACTACTCTTGATGAGTATATAGAATACTTTAGAAGGGATTTCCTCCCATCAATTCCTATTGATGTTCAAGCAGATAAGTCGTTGATGGTTAAATACATCAAGTTCTTCAATAACTCTAGAGGAACACTTGCTTCTTATAAGTTATTATTCAGAGCAATCTATAATGAAGACATTGATGTTGATTATCCTGCTGAACATATATTAAAAGTATCAGAGTCTGATTGGAGAATTGATAGATATCTTGTAACTGATTACAATACAAAGAATTATACATTCATTGGTAAGAGTATTATCGGTTCTGACTCAAGAGCAACTGCACTCGTTGAGAACGTTGTACGAAGAACTATTCGTGGTCGTGACTTAATGCAGATCTACTTATCAAATATCGTAGGAACGTTCGGTCACTTAGAACCAATCAGACTAGTAACTGACACAAATAGCACTGGATTCATTCCAAATATTGAAGCAGGTATTAATAAGGTAACTGTGGACTCTGCTGGTGGTGAGTATGCAATTGGTGACATCATTAAACTCGAATCTAATATTATTGGCGACTTTGCTAAGGTAGTTGTGACTTCTGTATCAGACTTTGCTGGTGCCTTGACATTTACTATTGCTGATGGTGGTTCTGGTTATAGAGGTTCAACTGTATCTCCTGGATCTAAAATAACATTCTCAACTGTTACTAGATCTTCTGATGCATCATTCGTAATCGAACCAAGCGACATCGTGGATACGAATACCCTGTTAATGATTAACAGCAACCTATTTGTAGATTCTAATATCTTTGGAACTAAAGCACCCCTTATTGTTAATGCAGATGGTGTTAGTCGGTTGATGTCTGATTACTCTAATACTATTTTGTCTAGTCCAGATTTTGGATTCCCCGAGACAGTTGTATTCACACCGAACCAAAGTTTTAGAGATAATGCAAATGCTGTAATTGGTATTGCCAATACTAGAACAATTTCAGTTGGGCAATCTATATACGGTGCGACATCTGGTGCTAATGGCATTGTTAAAGAAATCGTCAGTTCTGCTGCAAACAGTGGTGTATTTAGGGTAGACACATATAAGAATTTCACTACGACAGAAGTAGTTAAGGTTGGTACATCTGCTGGTTCTGCTGTTGGTAATGTAGTATCATTCTCTTCAAATACTATTGGGCACCATATCTTATCAGTCGGTAATGTGGTTGGACAAACAATATCTACTGGTGATGAATTGGTAGGTAGAACATCTGGAGCATTTGGTGTTGTTAAAAAGGTTGTGGTGGATACTGCTAATGGTTATGTACAAGGTGTTGGTGGTGCTGACGACAGAAACTTAGTTGTATGTCAAGTAACTGCAAATACAACTGCCAATTTAACTAGTCAATTTTCAACTGGTCCAATGAAAGCATTTATTGCTAATGAAAGTTTAAGACTGGTTGGTGCCAATACGACTATCGGTAATGTTTCTATAACTACATCTAATTCTCAAATTGAAAACATCTATACTAAATTAGAAGATTCGTTTATATTTCAAGCACATTCTTCAGGAACGATCGCCGAATTGTCGTTAGTGAATGGTGGTCGTGGGTATTATACTCCACCAAATATTGACGTGGTTGATCATGATATCAAATCGATGAATATTGGTGAGTCATATATTACAATTCAATCAGATAACGTAAACTGGGGAACAGGCAATTCATTCTTCACAATTCTTACGTCTGATGATAGGATAACACAAACGTCAAGTAGTGCGGGTGGTTACATTGTTGGTGGTGCAGGAGCAGGATTACCGATTGCTGTTGACCAATATGCTAACGGAACATACGAATCTGTTGTTAGGGTGTGGGAAGACATGGGTAATAGGAAATTAGGAAAACTATTTTCTAATAATGCAACACTCATAGTTAAAACTTATTCTGGTTCATATATTCCTGGATATACTGATGACACAAGAACGGTAGAAAACACTGGTTCAGCTAAGATTGTTAAAATTGTGGACGAAGGTGTATTAGGAACTAATGCGAATATTAATGCTAACGTTGGTGCGAACGGTGCTATTTCTTCAATAAGAATTTTAGATTCTGGATTCTCATACAAAGATGGTGAGAGTGTTACAATTGCTTCTTCTGGTAGGGCATTATCAACTCCAGGTGTTGGAACTATTTCGTTAAGAGGTGATGCTAATTCAGAAGGATACTATGCTACGAGTAAAGGACATTTGTCATCTAAACGTGGTTATTTGCAAGACGGTGAATATTATCAAGAATTCTCATATGAAATTATCTCACCACTATCATTAAACAAATATAAAGAAGTTGCTCTTCAATTAGTACATCCTGCTGGTCAAAGATTATATGGTAAGTACAGTGTTCAGAGTAATGTTGCCTTAGACATGGTGGTGACTTCTGATAATACCAAACAATTAAAATCAAATGGTACTATCGCAGTTACCAACAACGCATTCGGTGTAGTAGGAACTGGGACTCAATTAAATTCAAGTTACGCAAATGGTGATACGTTAATTATTGAATATGGCAACAAACAATTCTATTCAACTGTTATAAATATAATATCGAGTAATACATCAGCAAATCTTAAATTTGCTTGGACTAAAGATACACTTTCAAGTGCTAATGTTTACTATAAATCCGGAACAATATAATGCCATTAAAATACGCAACAAAAGACATATCAATTAATAATGCAAAGGCATTCCTTCATAGTTTAAATGCTGATGAAGACGGAAGATCTTCTAAGAAATCTACTATCCTTTATATGGCATTGGGTAAAAATAAACCATGGGCAGCCGATCCAACTCCAGATAATATGACGGATACAGACCAACATTTAAAGTTTGATATGAAACGTGATTGGATTGGTGCTAAGAAAATTAAAGATGGTGATGCTAGTCATGTGATTCCTAGACATGATTGGACTTCAGGTACTGTTTATTCAATGTACCGTGATACTGATACTAATGTTCACGCAAGAGCATTTTATGTATTGACTGATGAATTCAATGTATATAAAGTTTTAAATAATAATAAGGGTGTAACATCTACTGAAAAACCAACTGGTTATTCTACGTTGCCTTTTACAACATCTGAAGGATATGTGTGGAAGTATTTGTTTACAATATCTGTAGACGATGCTGATAGGTTTTTAACAATTGATCATCTTCCTGTAAAAACTTTATCAGTAAGTGATGGTACTGCAGAAGAAGATAGACAATTATTAGTTCAAAATGCTGCAGTAAATGGATCTATTGAAGTTGTTGAGACTGTTAATATTGGTTCTAATTATCATATGATTGATAATGGTGTGATTGCTGCAGGTGGCAAGAATGATATCCAATTAAGTACAAGTGGTAATACTAACCCATCTCCTATTGATAATTATTATAACGGTGATTCTGTTTATATTATATCAGGAACAGGTGCTGGCCAAATAAGACGTGTTATTGATTATTCTGGTTCAACTAAAACTTTAACAGTTAATACTGCGTTTACAACAGTTGCTAATACTGATTCTAGAGTTGTGATTTCCCCGACTGTTACTATTATTGGTGATGGTGCTGGAGCAAAAGCGTATTCAAGAGTAGATACAT